TAATATTGAAAGCAATTCTCTTACTCAAAATATGGCACATGTATCTAAACTTACCTTTACTGATGGTAAAGATGATTTCTTAGAGTATGATGAACCTATTATCAAAAAATTAAAATGGACATTCCATGATGCTTGTTCTAGATATTGGGGTATGGATATATTTGATTTTCAAATAAATTCATGGGTGTATGTAGATTGGAATGACAATCCAATAGAACCATACATGCACTCACACAATCCAGACAATCCTTTCACATTATCTGGTATAATGTATATAAAACTAGGTGAGTCTGGAACTACTATGTTTCCTATGCCAAAAAGAGATCCATATTTTTTACCTAAAAAAGAATTAACGTGGTTTATCTTTCCATCTAACTTACCACACTTACCTGGCAAAGGTATTGAAAATCAAAAACGATATAGTCTAAGTGCAGATTTATACGCATGATATACACTCAAGATAGTTTCTCTTTTATATCAGAGAAAATGCCATCCAATTTATATCAGGAATTACTTTCTTATACACAGAGAAGAAGGAAGGAAGAGACTTGGAATTACAATGATAAACTTGCTGGTGCATTAGAACAGCAATCAAGTTTATCTGATTGGAGTCCACAGTTTGAAGAATATGTTGTTAGACTATCTACACAGTTATGGTCACAGGTATATCAAACATGCCCGTGGGATTTCAAAGAAGCAAGAGATGTAACACCTTTTATAAGATTGAGAAACCTGTGGGTAAATTACCAGCAACAGTATGAATACAATCCTATACATACACACACTGGTATTGTGAGTTTTGTAATCTTTACAGATATACCATATGGTTCTGAAGAAAGAGAGTCACATAATAGTAATGGTGCATTTCAATTAGAAGCTGATGTGTTACCAGTAGATAAAACTTGGAATGGTGTAATACTTATGTTTCCATCTACAACCAAGCATGCTGTATATCCTTTCAAGTCTACACAAAAAGAAAGAGTAACAGTATCTGGTAACTTGATATGGAATGTGGAGGGTGTAGATGAAGAACATTATTAAAGACAACTGTATTAATCCTAACTATCAGAATCTTTTAGAGAGCACTATGAGATATGATACAGACTTTAGATGGGTATATCATGATAATCTTAGTGAAGATGGTGAGAGTCAGTTAGTAGGTTTCTCTCATATGTTTATATTGAATGGTAATTCTACAAGTAAATACTCTGGAATGTTTCTTCCATTAGTATTTGAAGCATGTCATAATACAGGCATATCAATATCTAAAGTCATACGTGGCAGATGTTTTTTACAGACGCCAGGTGTGAGAACAAAAGAGTATGATTCTATGCATGTTGACCTACCAGATCCACATTTGGTATGTCTATACTATGCATCAGACAGTGATGGTGACACGTATTTTAGCGAAAGAATGTACGGAGAACCGCTTGCTGAATACCCTATAAATAGTACAGTATCTCCCGTAAAAGGTAGATGCGTTTTCTTTGATGGTCTACGATATCATTCAAGTAGCGTACCCACAAAGAAACCTCGATTCGTAATAAACTTTAATTTTTTACCTTGATAACCATGGATCCAGCACAACTAAAAACTAACTTTGAAGAGCAAATAGGTAAGACTGATGCTCAGATAGTGGAGTTAGAAAAGCAATTAGAGAAAGCAAAAGAATATAAATTAAAACTTGTAGGAGGACTAGAAACTCTAGGTCTTTTAGAGCAAGGAGATGCACCAGCACCTGACGCAGCACCCGCAAACGTTGATCCTTCCTAAATAACTATGAAGGGATTATAGTGGGTAATGGCATCTCCAAGTACAAGAGCAGAATTAATTACATATGCTAAGAGGCAATTAGGTGAACCTGTCTTGCAAGTTAATGTAGATGACGAGCAAGTAAACAATGTAATTGATGACACATTTCAGTTCTTCCAAGAGAACTGTTACAATGGCATGGAGAGATGTTATCTAGTTCATGAGATAACTGCAGATGATAAAACTCGTCTTGCAGCAACTACTGATACAACTAAAGTAGATGCTGGTGTAACTACCACTTGGAAAGAAGCAACAAACTTTATACCTATACCAGCACACGTATCTGGTATCAGTAAGGTATTTGGAATGGTAGGTAACTCTATTCGTTCTAACTTATTTGGTATTGAATATAGAATATTCTTAAATGATTTGTATGCCTTTGGATCTCTTGATATCTTAAACTACTATATGACCAAGCAATATCTAGAGACTCTAGATATGGTTTTAAACAATGGTTCATTCCAGCAGTTTAGATATACTCAGCGTCGTGATCGTTTGTATCTTGATATAGATAAAGACTTTTTACAAGAAGGACAGAATCTATTAATAGAGGCTCATCGTATGATAGACCCAGATGATGCAACCGAAATGTATAATGATATATTTGTAAAAAGATATGCTACTTCATTGTTGAAGAAACAGTGGGGTATGAATCTAATTAAATATAACAATGTACAACTACCTGGCGGTGTAACACTCAATGGTAGAGAAATATATACAGACGCATTAGCAGAAATTGAGAAAATCGAAGGTGAGGTTCTCAGTAAGTACGCTATACCGCCAATGGATATGATCGGATAAAATGCCTACAAGTCCCTATTTTCCAACTTATCATCAAGGTCACAGTGGTGAACAAACTCTCGTTCAGAATCTTGTGGACGAACAAATCAAACTGTTTGGTTCTGACATATACTATCTACCCAAAACAGTTCTAGCAGATAGCACATTGGATGAGGTCAGATACACCAAGTATCAAGATCAATTCCAAATTGAAATGCTACTTGTGAATGTAATGGGTTTTGGAGACAATGCAGAATTTATAAGTAAGTTTGGTTTGACCATTACAGATGAAATTATATTTCGTGTGTCTACAAAAAGATGGGAAGAGGAAGTAGCAGAGCATAGTATGTCTGCCAAACTTACGGTTCCTGAGAGACCTAATGAGGGAGATTTATTATATTATCCTCTCACACAAAACTTGTATGAAATTAAGTATGTTGGAAAGGAAGAACCATTCTTCCAGTTTGGTAAGATACAATTTTATGCAATCACTGCAGAACTATATCAGGTTGGTTCAGACGATCTTGCTACTGGTGTTGCAGAGATAGATGCAATAGAGGTATTGTTTGATACAGCTATATCTTTAACAATGGGAGTTGGTGGTACTGGAGACTTTACTGTGGGTGAAACAGTAACTGGTGGTACTACTTCTACAACTGCAGAAGTTAAATCTTGGGATAGTTCTACAAGAATACTAATAGTACAAAATAGAACTGGTACATTTGCAGCAAATGAATCACTTACTGGTAATGATAGTAATGCTGTATGGGTAGTTTCTACCTTTGATACATTACAGAATACTAACAGTGAGTACGATGCAAACAGACAAATTGAAGACGCTGCTGACAACATAGTTGATTGGTCAGAGGGTAATCCATTTGGTGAGTTTGGTAATTTTACAGGTAGTATCTAATGTTAGGATCACATTTTTACAATCAGATAGTTCGTAAGAACATTATAGCATTTGGAACTCTCTTCAATAATATTACAATGAAGAGTACAGATCCAAGCACTGGTGCTGTATTAGAAGAAATTAAAGTTCCGTTAGCATACGGTCCTAAACAAAAATTTATTGTACGTTTAGAGGAAAACGCTAGTTCTAGAAAAGTAGCAATTACTTTACCTAGACTGTACTTTGAAATGAATAGCATTGATTATGATGCTACTCGTAAGACATCTCCAATTCAAAAATATAAAACTATTATTGATGGTAATGGTGGTGAGGTAAGAGTACAATACGTTCCTGTGCCATATAATCTTGGTTTTGAACTTGGTGTTATGGCAAAGTCACAGGACGATGCTCTACAAATCACTGAGCAGATACTACCATACTTTCAACCATCATTTTCTGTAACTCTAAACATGATTCCTGACATGAATGAGAAGCGTGATATAGCTGTAGTTTTAAATAATGTTGGTTATGAAGATACATGGGACGATAGTTTTTATGAGCGTAGATATATCATCTACACTCTAAACTTCACAATGAAGACTTATCTATACGGTCCTTACAACACATCAGATGTTATTAAGAAAGCAATCATACATGAGACACTTGGTGATCAGGCAGTCAACCGTAGAGCAATTACAAGAACATATACACCTAAAGCAAAAACAGATATCAATACTGATGGTGTCATTGATGCAGCAGATGACGTATTAGTAGATGCTGGTGATGACTTTGGATTTAATGAAGGGATAGAATTCTTATGAACCTAGAAGATAATATGGAGGAACTTCTTAACATGGACGTAGAACATGTTGAGAAACCTAACTTGCCAAAGGTAAAATCAAAAGAAGATGATCAACAAAAAGATTATGAATATACTCGTGG